AGACGGTAAAATATATATTCTTGTTAATATTGGCAGGAATCAGACTATGTGGAAAGAGTCTAAGTATAATAACATAATTACATTTATTAAATCTCTATTTAAAAGCCATGAGTAAATACTATCGCAGAGTAGAAATAGATGCAGAAGGCAATAGTGTTGAGCCTGTAAATTTTGTAGGGGTGCATCCTATAAAGTGGAATAAAGCGAACCGGAATATATTTGGAGATAACACACCTGATGTCGGATTTGTCGAAGCAGAAGTGTATGAGAAAGAATTTTTGATTTGGTTTTTAACAGGACTGCATGATTTTGGTAGGATTGAAAACGTAGATGTACTTCTTTATTTTAGATTTAAAGAAGGAAGCAAGAAAAAATACACTCTTGACGAACTGCACGAATACTGGATTAACGAAATAAAAAACAAATGAGCTACGAAATAAACAGCTACGGCAAAGCTTCATTCAAGATTAAGAAGCGAGGCAAAGCAATAACCGGCTTTAATGGTTATGGTACTATAATTGAAATCGAAAGCAATGTAGTTCTATTCCGGGATAACGATGGATTTGAGTTTATTGTCAAGAGATCCGAGTTTAATTTTGAGGTGGAGGAGTTCAAAGAAAAATAAATTTGTTTGTTAATTTTGAATAGTTTAACTTTGGTTTTTCATAGGTCAGTTTGGATTAGGGAGAGCGGGGTCGATGACAGAAAATTTCCGGCTCCGTTCTTTTTGAATTATTAAAGGATAATGGCAAAGAAGAAAAAAGAATTATCTGAAGCAGAGGAATTATTAGATGAATCTGGCCTAACGGAACGGAATAAGATATTTTGCAGGGAGTATATTTATGACTGGAACGGGTCACGTTCTTATAAAGTAGCTTATCCCGACATAACAGATGAAACAGCCAGGGTAAATGCAAGTAGGTTGCTAACAGATGCTAACATTAAGGCTTATATTGAGCTTATTCAAAAAGACTTAGAGAAACTTGCAGGGATTAGTCGAATGAAGGTCATTTCAGAACATATGAAAATGGCCTTTTCTTCAATTGCACATTTACATAATACATGGAGGGAGAGAAAGGATTTTGAAGAACTGACGGAAGATCAAAAATCCTGTATTGCGGAAATATCGACTCAAATAAAAGTTGGAAGAAATGTAAGCGGTGAATTAACAGAGAATGAATATGTAAAGATTAAACTTTACGATAAACAAAAAGCACTCGACTCTATTTGCAAGATGTTAGGGTATGAAGCTCCGGTTAAGTCCGAGATAACTGGCCCGGATGGTAAGCCGCTTAATCCTTCCGTTAGGATCGAAATAATCAATTCCGCATCACAGGTAAAAAAGAATGACACAGGAGCCTGAAATACAAGTAGCCGGGAAGGTATGGCTTAGTTTAACCGATGCGCTTGACAATGGCAAGACTATCATAAGCTGCCAGGGGTCGTCCAGGTCCGGAAAAACCTACAATATTCTGATCAAATTAGTTTCCTATATTCTCGAACACAACAACACCCGGCTATCTATTGTCCGTAAAACACTCCCAGCCTTAAAAGGTTCTGTATTGATTGACTTCAAAGAGATTCTTTTTAAAATGGGACTTTGGAGTGACAAACAATTCAATAAAACAGAGCTGATTTATAAGTTTTCAAATGGCTCTTGGGTCGAGTTCTTTTCAACTGATGATGAACAGAAGATCAGGGGTCGTAAACGTGGAATCCTGTTTGCAAATGAAGCGAATGAACTGAGTTACTTGGAATGGCAGCAATTAATAATGAGAACCACGTTATTTACTGTGCTGGATTATAACCCTTCATTCTCAGAAGATCACTGGATTGAATCAGTTAATAAAGACCCGGACTGCTATCACTTTATTTCAACCTATAAAGACAATCCATTTTTAGAGCAGAAGATTGTTGATGACATTGAAAAGTTACATGGGAAAAACAAATCACTTTGGACTGTTTATGGACTTGGACTCCGGGCAGTAATTGAGGGCCGTATATTTGAAGATTACGACATTGTTGAAGAAATACCGGAACATGTCAGAAAGAGGTGGGTAGGTATTGATTATGGTTACACGAATGACCCGACGGCAATTTTGAACGTGGCAATAGATGGCGAAGATTTATATATGGATGAGATTTGCTATCGGACCCGGATGTTAACAAATGATATTATCAAAGTCCTAAAATCAGAATGTCAGGGTAAGAAGATTATTTCTGAGAGTGCTGATCCTCGTTTGATAGATGAGATACATAATGCCGGGCTTAATATTTATGCAGTTGAAAAGTTTCAGGGGTCAATTAATGCAGGACTGGCAAAGATGAAGGAATACAATTTGAAAATAACTAAACGGTCAAATCATATTAAGAAAGAAATTGATAATTATGTTTACGATCAGGATAAAGATGGCAAATACCTTAATCAGCCTGTTGATGAGTTTAATCATGGAATTGACAGTTGTAGATATGTTGTACTTGAGGAAGTTATAGGACATAATCGTAAAAAAACAAGTCTTTCAGGTTTAGCAGGTAGAATATAATTAACTTTACAACAAAAAGAGATGGCAGCACTTGATGTTATAAAATCAGGAGATTTCAAAGAAATTGACAAATTATTCACCCGGCAGGTTGACACGGCTGTCCAGGCAGAGGCAATAAAGCAGTATAATGTAGATACGCACGATGTATTCGACACGGCCCTTCGTCCAAAGCGGAAGATAAAAATAGATTCCACAACGAAAGATGCTCTCGGAAATGTCATCTGGACCGATAAATGGATCGATGTTGTTCGGGTAGGTATTCCCTGGCAGAGCATAATCACTGAACGCCGTGTCGGGTTTACTCTTTCGCATCCTGTTAAGACAAATGTTATCTGGGACACTGAAAGCGATAAAGAGAAAGCACTTGTTAAATTGGTCGAGAGAATCCAGAACGACAATAAAATGGATTACAAGAATAAAGAGATACTTCGAAGAAAATTATCAGAACTCGAAGTTGCTGTTATTTGGTATTATGTCGAAACGGATGACCCGAAACAGAAGTTTACGCTTAACTGTAAAATAGTCTCCCCGGAACTTGGCGATACGCTTTACCCTTTGTTTAATTCAGTAGGCAACATGATTGCTTTTCGCAGGGATTATAAATTAAGTGAAGGAGGGAAAGATATTGAACATTCTGATATTTATACTGCTGAATTTGAATATAAGTACATCAAAAAAGAAGCATGGGTTCTTGATCCTGATATTGTAATAAAATCAAAGGAAACAGGTGAAGTGGTCCCGGCAAACCCTGTTCTGAATGTAGCTAAAAAGATTCTTGTTGAATATTACAATCAGAAGAAACCAGTCTGGCATAATGTTCAGTCAATGATTAACCGACATGAAACACTGACTTCAAATCACGGAGGGATGAATGATAAGTTTGGTGCGCCTATTTTCACTGTAGCCGGTGAGATACAAGGTGATATAATCGATAATGCTCAGGGGAGCCTTTTGCAATTAGAAAATGGCGCTACAGCTGATTATGCTCAACTTGCTTCAGAACCGGAATCAATAAGTCTTGAGCAGACTAACCTGGAAAAGTTCATTTATACGATGTCACAAACCCCAAATATATCATTCGATCAAATGATGTCAATAGGCCAGATGTCAGGCTTTGCAGCGGAAATGTTGTTTTCGGATCCACATATGGGAGTGCGTATGGAAGAAGAAACATTTGGGATAGGACTTCAGAGACGGTTAAACATAATCAAGGCAGCTATTGGGGCTTTAATTGACACTTCACTGGCAAATGAATGTAAGACAGTACAATTAAAACCAGAGATTCAACCTTACCTACCACAAAACACTACAGAGATAATTGAGAATAATACAGTAGCAGTTACCGGAGGTATCATGTCGAAGGAGACAGCCATAGAAAATAATCCTTTAGTTAAGGACTCAAAAGTGGAGCTTGAACGTATGAAAGCAGACGCTACAGCAGAACTTGCAGGTACAGAAAATGATAATTTGTAATTGATTGATTATATTAACCTTAGTTAAAAACCTCCAGCCTATTGGAGACAAATAAAAAAGCTTATGGCAGAAATACTTTATTTGACAGTCGATTCACGCGACACATGCGCCTTTTATAGATCATCAGGAGTTCTGAAGGATCTTCGCAGGAAAACAGATCATAATATTACACTGGTTCAAATGGATCAGGTTGCAATGAACTGGCCGTTTATTTCTCAGTTTGATCTGGTATTTCACCAAAGGCCATTCTCAAAGGACTCGCTTAATGTCTGTAATTACATAAAGCAATGCGGCATAAAGCTCTGGATTGATTACGACGATAACTTATTTGCCCTTAATCCGGAAAACCCGGCTTATGCGCTTTATAATAATCCGGAGATACAGAATAACATAAAAGCCATGTTAAAAATTGCTGATGCTGTTAGCGTACCTACAGAATACTTAAGACAGGCATATAGCGAGTTTAACAAGAATATTTATATTGTCCCGAATGCTTTTCATGACCTATTGTTCAAAAGACCTGATGTAATGCTAAAACGGACAAATAACATTGTCTGGCGTGGACCTGAGGCTCATATCTTTGACCTGATGAGTCATAGTAAGGAAATTAATAAAGCTACACAGGAGTTCCCGGAATGGCGGTTTATGTTCATGGGATTCTCTCCGTGGTTTCTGTCAGATACGAACAATAAAGGCAATGTACCTTCGCTGGATATTGTAATTTACATGAAAACACTTTTAGAAATGGCTCCCTCCTGCCTTCATGTGCCGTTAGCTGATAACGTATTTAACCGGGGTAAATCAAATATAGCTTATATCGAAGCTTCATACGCTGGGGCTGTCTGTATAGCTCCTGCCTGGTGGAATGCCCCGGGGTCATTGCCTTATACCGATGATGAAAGTTACTATGAAGCAATACGATCAGTGCTTTCAGGTGAAGTTGATAAAGCCAAGCTCAATGCAGAATCCTGGAGTTATATTATGGATGTTCTGCCACTATCGAAGGTGAATATTGAGCGACTTCAGATAATTAATTCATTACTTTAGTTGTTTATTCAAAATAAAGATTTAAATTTGTTACGGCTATTAACTACACTATGCAATCAGAAACATTAACGGCCCCAAAAACAAAAGCAATTATCCCTTCGGGTGTAGTTGATAGCCCTTTTGTTTGCGGGGCTTTTAATAACTGCTAAGATGAAGGAAGAAATTAAACAATGTCGCAAGTGTGGGATTACAATGTCTATTGATAATTTTCAAAAACATTCAGCCTATATTGGCGGACATACAACTATATGTAAAAAATGCGCTTATGAATATGCAAAAGAACGTAGAAAAGATCCTATTATAAGGGAGCAATTGAATAAAAGTGCTAAGCTTTGGCTCAAAAAAACACCTGAAAAGACATTACAAAGGAGAATAAGGTCGTACATAAAATTTCTACAGATTAATGGTTATGAGATAAGAAAAGATGGATATATTTGTGTTAATTCACATATTTAAAATTAATTATCATGAAGTTTAGTGTGATTATGGCCTCCCTGCTTTCCGATTACCCGGGATCAGCAACCGGAAAAGATAAAAAACTTTGTCGTGCTGTAGAATCAGTTTTAAAGCAAACTTATGAGAACTTTGAACTGATCATTGTAGCAGATGGATGCCCCTTAACTGAGTTTGTTATTAAGCACAATTTCACCGATAAACGGATTAATCTTTTAAGGGTTGAACGTAAAGAACTATGGTCAAATACACCCCGCAACGCCGGTATTGAGGCCGCAAAAGGGAAGTACATCACTTACATTGATAATGATGATAAATGGGGGCCGAATCATTTGAGAATCATCAGTGATCAATTAAACAATGAGGACTGGGTTTATTACAACGATTGGCGCTGGAATGGCACTGAGTTTATTGAGCGGCAAATTGATATTACTCTTTATGGTCATTGCGGGACTTCAAATATCTGCCATGCTTCCAGACTTGGTTTGAAATGGGAGAAGCCGGGCTATGGTCACGACTTCTTGTTCATCAAGCAGTTAAGGAAGTTTGAAGGTAAAAAGATTGAAACACCTGAATATTTTGTTTGTCATGAAATATAAAAGACATGAAATACTTTAATTTAATACTTGCTATAATATCATTTCTAATATTCCTTGGATTTTATTTATTATCTGAGGAGTTAAAGGATATGATATTTTTCGGAATTTGTAGTATTGTGAATTTTCAACTACATATGGAAAATAGTAAGCCTAAATGAAAGCCTTAATCATCACATACAACCGCCTGAATTTGCCTGTTAAAATGGCAGACTTTCTTTTCGCTCACGGAATTGATCCGGTATTTGTCGATAATAACAGCGATTACCCGCCATTATTAGAATACTACGCACATCTTTGCGCCTATGAAATTGTCAGAATGGATCAGAATTACGGCTATAAGGTAGTTTGGGAACAGAATCTTTTACAGAAGCTCGGAATAACCGGCAATTACATTGTCACCGATCCTGATTTGGACTTGTCCGGTATTCCTGATGACTTTCTGAGTGTTTTGGAAGAAGGGCTAAGGCGTTACCCTCAGTTTGATAAATGCGGGTTTTCACTTGAGATAAACGACCTGCCGAAAACAACATTTAATCCTGTTAACTGGGAGAAGCAGTTCTGGCAGCATCCTTTGGATGAAATGTATTTTAAGGCGCCTATTGATACAACATTTGCACTCTATAAAACACCGGTTCATTCATTCAATTCACTAAGGACAAATCGGCCATATACTTGCAGGCATATGCCGTGGTATTATTATGACTTTGAAGATATGCCAGTTGACGAGCAGTATTATTTTCGTACCTGTAAAGAATCACATAGCATGGGAGGGATATTAAGATGAAAGCAACAGAATTAAGAATAGGGAATTATGTTTATGGAATTAATAGGAGAAGTGAAATACATATTCCTGATAAATTACCATTGAAGGTATTGCAGATTGAATTATTCAATACTGAAGTTTTACCGCTTGATCAAAATCCTGCAATAATCGAAAAATGGTTCAGAATCTCAAATCAGGATTTATCTCCCATCCCACTCACGGAAGAATGGCTGCTGAGGTTTAAACTTAAAACTGATGATGGTCAGTGTGAACTTAGTGACTTTTATATGTTATTTTACCAGTCAAAGGATAAATTTTATGATAAAGCGGGATGGTACCTTAATGTAAATGCTAATGAGTACGAAACAGAAACAGTAGTCCAATATGTACATGAACTGCAAAATCTTTATTTTGCATTAACAGGGGAGGAATTAGTATGATTACAATTTTAATGACTTATATCAATCGCCCGGAATCCTTAAAATGGACTCTGAAGTCATTACTGAAATACGATCCAAAGGATTTTAATGTGATTATAGTTGATGATAACAGCAAAGAGAATATTGTA